GAACCGCTGTATGCTGCTGTTCCATCTGCTGGACTTGTGCGGCACTAAACTGTGCCATTTGTGCGACCTGCTGAAAGCGAGGGTCTTGTGAAATGTCAAAAGCAGGAGGGTTATCTCCCAATTCAACCGGTGCTTGTGCCTGCTGGCCTTGGCTCTGCTGCCCTGTAGGAATGTAGTTATAAGTCTGATTAAGGTAATCAAAGACCCCCCGAGGGTTATTCTCGAACAAAGCTGCCAACTGGCCCCATTGTTCAACTTGATCTTTGCCTATACCGTTATCAGCAAACTCTTTCCAAGGTGCGTAAGATTGCTGTACCTCTTGCACGTACTTATCATTTTTAGAAAGATGCTCTTTCAGATGCCCGTGAAACTCAGGAGGAATAGGAGAGAGCCAATCATTCCAAGCTGGATTATCATTGATCTGTTCCTGCTGTTCGTTATTCCGCTGCTGGTCATATGACTGCTGCAAATCAACGTCTTGGCTGGTAACGTCGTCAAACTCCATTTTAAGTTCCTAACTTGCGGTGTTCCATTGGGGTCTTGCCGCTTACTTGTATTTTAGTTACTGCGAAGGTCCTGCGTCAACGGGCGCATTACCGGTACTGAATTGATTCTGCCCTTGTGCATTAGGTCCACCATTAGGACCCTTAGCCGCTGGGGAAGGATTGCCTTGTCCACCTGTAGGGGGTCCGCCATTAGCGCCAGCGGTTCCTCCCTGCATCATTTGCGTTAGCATCTTGCTTTGCATCTTTGCATGGTGAGCATTATCGTGCTTAATAAACTGCTGCTGAATAGCAGGGTCAAGACGAGTCCAACGCTGACTCTTCATAAAGTTCTCATGGAATTGAATGTGAACTTGGTCATTATCCCAGTCATTAACTGGCATCATTGGAGCATCTAGCTTATCCAAGAATTGAGCTACCACAGGATCGGTGCGAGCTTGATTCTCGTCTTGGAATCCGTGTTGCTGCAAATACTGCTGCTTAAGCTCATCGGCTTCTTCCATTGCCTTTTCAACCTGCTTAGGATCAACCTCAGCCAACGCAACATTCTCCCGCTTAGCTTGCCTTTCATCGACCTTAGATACATCATAGAAGGCTTGCATATTAGGCAGGTCCATAAGGTCGAAGCCCTGAGCCGGAGGAAGAAAGCCTCGATTCATCATATCCATAACAAGGGCAACTCTGGCCGCCTTAGAGACGGGCAAAGCTGATCCGGTTTCAATTCGGATATCAGTACCGTTCTTAAGGTCCGATCCTTGAAGCCACTTAGCAGAAGATGATTGATCCGGTCCAATTGTTTTAATAAGACGAGGTTCATCCCAAAACTGCTGAGCCAATTGAAGAGACTGCCAAGCTACGCTTTGAATACCCTTTTCAATTGAAGCATAAACAGGAGCAAGATAAGAGTCGTCACGTTCCTGCAAAAAGTTAATAGCTGTGGCTGCTGTTACTCCACTAGGGGCATTACCCTTACTAACCTGATGCTGACCAGTAATATCTTCGATATCGTCCGCATAAGCTGCCTTTTCTGTTTCCAGATAGTTAGGCATTGGCGGAATAGGAATCGGTACAGGTTCCTTAAATCCGGGTTTAATTTCAATAAGCTGTCCGGGCTTAGAAGTCCACTTATTAAGGTCAACTGCACCCTGCTGAACAAAGTAACCGGACTTAGCGGTAGCATTCCTATTCTCTACAATCTGAGAACGGCTACGGTTAATTTCCTTTTGAAGCGGGATAACATCTTCAATCATTGAAGTAGTCCAGTAAGAACCTGAATCAATGTTCTCGAACTTAGTAAAAGGAAAATCCCCATGCTTATAGGGGATACCGTCCAATGACTTATAGACAAGCTGCTTATCTACTACAATAAACATACCGCCGTTAGGAACTAGGTTGGTAGCATTGGGCTTTACCCAGCATTCAATAACCAAGCAAGAGTCAGGCTTAGCAGTCTGCTCTGTTCCTACAAGGTTGAGGTAACGAGTCTCCATAATCTCATTGGTAGAGACAACTGTAGGAGTGTGGTCAGGATCAATCTTATCTGGCCACCTATCCTTTACCTCTTCAATCGTCATAGTATAGATATGCAATACATAAGGCTGACGCTGGATATCCTGTTCGAGAGAATCAGGAACCATAATATGGAAAGGTGTAGGTGCTGAATAGCACAGGTCACCCTGCATCGAAGCTGCCGGAGGGTTATCGTCCGGATCATTTCCACCCGGTTTTATATCATCTTTAGAATCAACAAAGTGAGAATCCCTATCCTCTACTTCATCGTCCCAAACAGCCTTGACATAACTGACCCCACAGACACTAAGCCAGAAAGCAGACTTACGGAATGCTTCATAGACGCCTTTAGTAGCGCTAATGTATTCCCAAGCTGCTTGTCCTGCTTCTGCGCCCTCTACATCCTCTTCCTCAGAAGAAGCTGGCACAACATTAGCCACTGGCTTCTGTGAAGTCATGCGGCTAATCTCTGTACGAACAGCGGGACGAATCTTATTAACGACAAGCCTAACTCGTCCGGGAACCATTGGCGCACGAATAAGCTTACCGCGCTGTAGACTTACGTACTGATCGCCCTTAAAAAAGGCAAGGTTAATATACCACTGGTTACGAATAGGCGTGATATCGCTCTTACATCGGATATACTTAGAATTAGCCCATTCACCTAGCTTACGTTCAAGTTCTTTATCTTTTAGCTTAGCAACAACATCATCAGGCGTATTATCTTCGTTATCCTGAATACCGCCTGTATTACCAAGGTTACCCGCAATACTACCTGACGAACTTGTCATCTACTTGTAGACCTTCGACTTCCCTAAAATAAAGGGCTTCATCTTCGGTCAATCCTCCCCTCGCAGCTAGAATGAGTTCTAATTCTTCTTGTGAATCGCTAACGTCAGTCGTCGTCGGTAAGGAATCCGAAGTCGATGACATTGATTGGATTGCTTGAAAGCTCATCGGGTCCTTGGTCGACAACATTGTCACCATCTTGTCCTGAATCGTTATCAGCCTTTCCGTCGTCTGATTCTGCGATTCCGTTAGCGCTGTTATTGTCGAAGTCAAAAGAGAATTGCTCCGAATCTCCGACTCCGATTTGCTTCGCATAAGTTTCAGAACTATCCACAGGAATATCATCGTCAACGCTAAGACTGTCAACAAACCTATCAACAGTAGCACGGAGTTCATTAGTCAGTCTTTCTATCTTCGTGGGAACCCGATTAACCTGAGCTTCTAGCTCTGCAATGCGTGCATCCTTAGCGGCTGCTACTTCAGGAGTTACATAACCCAGCACGCGAGCCATTTCTTCTACGTCACGTACCTGAATATAACCAATGCCATATTTGTTATCCATATCCACAGACAGATCAATAACGGGTCCATCGGGAGTTCCATTGATAATATCAAGTCCGGGGTACGCGCCGGGCTTTTCTAGAAGTTGAAACTTACTGTGGGGATGCTGACTTACTAGAGTCATTAGATATCCTGTTCCTTAAGATAATGCCAGCCATTATTATCCGATATCATCGGCCAATGACCTGTTTCCAGTACATGAGAGTTGATTGATAAAAGAGCGTCACTTTTAGTAGGATGATCCTCTACAAAAGTACAATCTTTACAGCCCGCTTGTATTAGCATTTTCTTTATCCACCGTATTCGTACCACCATTAACGGGGTAATCGTAATCCTCAGGAGGCTCAGCATTAGTAACATGGTTACCGAGGAAAGGCGGCTCGGGATTCTTAATATCATTGAGGACATTAACGGCACCCTGAGAAATAGAGACACCCTGAAAGAGAGAATTAAAGTCGGGCTCTCGTCCTTCTGCTGCTGCGCGGACACGCTCATCTCTAATGGCATCTACTTCATAAGTGTACGGTCCGCCGTAAACTACTTCGCCCATTATCCTAATCCTTCCAAATCCCATGCGGAATCTTCATTTGCATATAGCGTATAGATTGAATCCGTCTTTTTAAAGTCCATATTATACATAGGCAACGGAGTATCTTTTGTTGCTCCAAGCATATCAACGTAGATAGTATCTTGGCCACCGTCGTTGAACTTTAAATCGGGCTGTAAAGTAAAGAAGTACCGCAAAGAATCAGGACAATCATCGTCCTTCTTATGGATAGTTCCTTTAGAAGCGTTCTCGAATTGCAGTTTCTTAGAAGCGTAAGTGGCCCATCGAAGCTTTAGCATCTGCTTCTCTAGAGTGACGCAATTAGCGGTATACTGCCACCAAGGCCGCCCTTTTTCTCGGGGGTCCATATCGGACTTCATGTATTGTTCCATTTTGATTAGACCGATATCAACTGATCCCGGTCCTGTAGGAACACCTTCTACTGCAAGATAGATTCCATGCCTAGCATATTCTTGAATGTCAGACGTACCTGTATTAGAACGAGTCTGCTTCATAGCAGGATCGCCTGTTCTCAGGTATATGTTTAGACGTCTCTGCTTTTCAAACTCTAATACCCGCTTTGACCAGTCTTCAATAGTGACAAGGCTCTCGCACATTTCGTAGAAGGTAGTGACATGACCTGACGGTTCCACGGCGTGCCAGAGCCATGCTGTGGGGTGTTCCCAGCCTATGTCTATAGAGGTATAGACGCGCATATCGTCGGTTACTTTAAAGTCAAAATCAACCTTATGTATCTCAGGGCTGAAGTTCTTAAATACCTTTCCACCCAGCTGAACAAACTTACCTTGCTTACGTGCAGTGATATCTTCCGTAGACATACCTGCGAATGCAGCATTAGCTTCTTCTTGGTCAATGGTAGGATTATCGAACATATCTGCTTCGACAATACAAATTCTATGGTTAGGATCACCTTGCGCCGGTTCATAGATATCTTCATACACCCACGTCATACCATTAACGGGAGTCATACTAATCCACCAGCTACCGCCTGTATCAATAAGACGCATTGAACATTCAGTAAAGATATGCTTAGGTGGTTCCTCATCGTAAGAGATAAAGTGTCTAGACGTTCCAGCGAACTTATCAAGGTCCTGCTCATAGGACATAAACTCGATAAAGGAACCGTTCTCTAGTGTAAGAGTATTATGTTCTCTATCGTAGGAATCTTCCCATGCACCGTTAATGAGATACTTCTTAGGTAACCACTGCTTAAACAAAGGCAAAGCAATACCGTCGACCCCTTTCTTAAGGTCAACGGCTTC